TCAAAAATTTACCATTTTCTCCATGCCATCCTTTGCCTCGTCAATCATCGTGTCAGTGACGTCGATGTAGTAGGAAAGCGTCGTCTTGATGTCGCTATGTCCCATGAGATACTGGAGCATTTTTGGATTGATTCCCTTCTCCGCCATGCGCGTGGCGAAGGTGTGGCGGAAGTCATAAAGGGAGCAGGTGACGGCAGGCGTTAGAAGCGATAGTTTTTTCAGGTGATTGTGGCCGCCGCGCTCCCATACCTCTGTCTGTCGCAGGATCCGGTTCAAGGCGATCTTAACGGCATTCATCTTCGGGACACCGTCTGCAGCCGGAAAGAGCCATCCTTCCTTCGTCGTGAAGGCGACGGCATTTCTTTGTGCGATGAGATCGTCTCGCAAGGTGTCAGATAGAGGAAAATCACGCTTGGCAAGTTCTGTTTTTAGAGGGGACATTCCGTACATGGTGATACCTCGTCGGATGTGAAGGACGCCTTCTTTTAGATCGATATCGCTAATTTTCAGACCGAGTGCCTCCGAAGGGCGCATCCCGGTCTGTGCTAAGATGCGAAAATACATCTCATACTTTGACGCCTTGGCCGCATCCAGTATTCGCTTCATTTCCTCCGCTTCGATCACGCGTTTTCTGTCTATCTTCACTTTGGATTCGAAGCGATAGACCATGCCGATGGTAGGCGATATGAGATCCAGCCCCAGAATGTTTTGCGCCCAGGCGTATGGAGCAGACACGCAGAGGCGGACTTTTTTAACCGTTGAAGAGGCGATGCCTGTCTTTTCCGCGTGCGTCATGCACTCGTACACATCTTTTCTTTTGATTTCATGGATTCCCAGATGCCCAAGATAGGGTTTGACATAGCGCTCATAGATATGTGCGCAGGTGCTATAGTATCCCTTGGAGCACTTTTCTTTGACGTACTCCGTCATCCATAGCGTAAAGAGGTCGTCGAACGTCTCGCTGTAACACGCTGTTTCCGCCGACTGATCAATCGCATTGCATCGGCGCAGAAAGTCGCTCCTTTTTTCGCCCGATCGTGAGCGCAATTCCACTCGTGCGCCGTTAGCGTCTGTTGTGCGGTAGCGATAGCGACCGTCTTTTCCCTTTGAGACGTTATTTTTTGGCATAAAAATAGCCTCCTTTCGGAGGCTGTGATACACTGTATTTGCATATGCTGGTTTCACAACCTCCATACTTGATGCCGTCCAGTTGCTGCTGGGCGGTTTCTTTTTTTGTTTTCGGTAACCTTATTCCACCTAAGTAACTCTATCCCACATTGGTAACATGCCGGCCTCAGTTGTACGAAAATATCGTACAACTGCTTACAAATTGGAAGCAGATCATTCCCCTCTTAAGAAAGAATAAGGAAGACCATCCGAAGAAAGTCCTCCTCATTCAGGCTCTAACACGAGCCGTTCCTTTAGTGTGATTGAATATTATCATGAATCATGATAAAAATAAACTAAAAACGACTTTCTCTACGGAAATTCAATAGGCATATGCTTGTTCATGCGGCCCAGTTATTTTTCCTATTGCTCTTCTTCACCCCTTCTTCGGATGATAAACGCTGACGCACTCGCCGATTACAATATCGTCAATCTTCACTCGGTTCATCGTGCTTTTGCTCCTCGATCTTGCGACGAATTGCTTTGTCAAAGTCGGATATTATTTTCTGTGTTTTATTGAACACGTCATATTCATGACTTGCTTTTAATTTCGCCTGCTTGCTTGAGATGCTACCCTTACTTCCATCCGGAAGAACTTTGTATTTTCTGAAGGCTAAAAACTCATTAACAGAAGAGGCGAATTGATCCATCGTAAAGGTGTTTTCCCTTTCCAAGAGATCTTCTATGTAGTCAAAAAAGCCGGATACATTTCGCTCTAATGCTCTTATTTCTTTTTCTGAAAGATAGTTTTTGGCTATCTGCGTGTCCATCTTTAAGATTCGTCCATCTGGAGCATTCTTCCATGTTTGAAGCCCCATGTTGTCTTTCGTATGATCTGCCTTGCTGTTAATGATTTCAGCAGCAGTCATTCCTGTAATCGCATAGTGGAACTTATTTTGAACCATAGCGTAGAAGTTTCTTGTGACTTCGGATTGAGGGTCATAGTCGGTTGAAACTTCCGCAAAGATATCTGTGATCTTTTGCCATATGCGTCGTTCGCTTGCTCGGATAGAGCGGACACGTTCGATCAGTTCTTGGAAGTAATCCTTTCCAAACGGCCGCCCATTTTTGAGCATATCATCATTGAGGACAAAGCCTTTGACGATGTATTCCTTGAGGGTCTTTGTTGCCCATTGGCGGAAGCGTGTTGCCTGCTTGGAGTTAACCCGGTAACCTACAGCGATGATGGCATCAAGGTTATATAAATTTAGATCCTTTGTTTGTGTTTTTCCCGGCATTGCACCGTGTTTAGTGGTGTTTGCAATTTTTGCAACTACCTCTCGTTCCTCTAATTCCCCATCGTCGAAGATGTTCTTGAGGTGTCGACTAATAGAGGATACATTTACATCAAACAGTTCTCCCATTGCTTTCTGTGAGAGCCAGAACGTCTCATCTTGAAACATCACATCAACTACAACGTTTCTATCATCATCTTGATATAGAACAATCTTGTCGTTCATATTAGCCTTCCCCTTTTCACCCCTTCTTCGGGTGATACACGCCTACGCACTCGCCGATGATCTGTACGCCGTTATCTTCCGCTTCGTCATAGCTATAGACGATGGGGCTATAGTTCCGATTGCAGGGCTGTAGGACAAGCAGGCTCTCTTTCTTGTAGACCCTCTTCAACGTCGCTTCATTGTCAATCAAAACAGCGGCGATCTCGCCATCTTCAACGTCCGGAACCTTCTTCATCAGAACGATATCTCCGTCGTGGATTTCCGCGTCGATCATGCTGTCGCCCTTGCAGATCAAGGCAAACTCGCCGTCCATGTGCATCGGGTCGATGCCGATATAGCCCTCGAAGTTTTCCTCCGCCCAGATGGGCGTTCCGCAGGCGATGGTGCCAAGAATGGGGACACTTCGGATTTTACGGATAGGATGCAGGTCGGGGTGACGGTTGATGATGGCGTCAATCTTGTCTTCAATGAGATCGGACTTTTTTACGCCGAAGAAGTCGGCCATCTGTTCGATCTTGTCTATCCTCGGATAATTCGCTGCGTTAATCCAAGACAGGACAGTTGTATACGGAAAATCAAGAATTTCAGCGAGCTGCTTGGCGTTAATACCTTTCTTTTCCATGTAGCGCTTTATATTCTCAGCCATTATTCCCTTGTTTCCGAGTCCGCTCATATCTCAACCTCCCTTTTGCTGACAATATAATACAGTAAATTTGCACAATAATCAAGAAGAACAGCAAGATAATACAGTTTAGATGTTGACAGTACGGTTTAACTGTGCTAACCTTATTCTCGAAAGGAGGTGAGATATGAAAATTACGTTAAAGGCGGCACGAGTGAATGCCGGCCTTAGCCAGTCAGAAGCGGCTGAAAAGCTTGGAATATCAATGAGTACGATGAACAACTATGAAAAAGGGGCGACATTCCCAGATGTCCCAACGATTAAAAAGATGGAAGAGGTGTATGGCGTAGGATACGATGACATTATTTTTTTAGTCAAAAAGAACAGTTAAACTGTACTTAATAAAGAGAAAGGAGGAAGGGATGGAGAAAGCAACCACAAACATCAACGTGAAGCTGGAGCTAAAGATTAACGGCATGCCGATTAACGAGTTTCAAAAAGAAATCGAAAAGCTGTCCCACCTACTGACAGAGATAAAAAAGCTTTCCATGTTTCGGGATGAGGAAGATGAGCCGGAAAGTAAAAAGAATAACAGAGCGAGTCTGGACAATATGCCTTATATTGAAGCGCCTGAAATTCATGGAGGGCCTTATTGGACAATCCGAAACGATGAACTTTCAATTGGTAAAGGCGAAGGAACCGATTAACGAGTGAAAGGAGGAAACCATGGACTACACCATGAAAACAATAACGCTCCGTATGCCGGATGCGACATATAGAGCGTTAAAGATTGAAGCTGAAAATTTGGGAATGAGTCTAAATTCGTACATTCTTCTAAAGCTCAATCCACCGAACTTTCGCTTTCCGTGTGAATTTCCCCATGGAGTTCTTCATACGAGCGGATACAGTTCTCAATGAGAAATTCAATTTGCATTGCAATGGAACGTTTGTTTGCTGCGGCAATCACTTTGATTTTATCAAAATTATTCTGTTGCATCCGCATAGTAAATGCTCGTTTATCGGTAGCCATAATGCGTCCTTTCCGTTCGGGGTGATTTCATTATGATATACACTCGAAAAAATAACAATATTTCATATTGACATCACTATGAAATATGATTAACATGTAAATCAAAGTGAAGTCACTAAGAAATGAAAGAGAGGATTGCGCATGAAAGATACGTTTCTACTACGGCTGCCGACTGAATTAAAAGAGTGGCTGACCGGCGACGCGGAAAGCCGCGGAATCTCATTAACAGCACTCATCACTTACATATTGAGTGAGTACAAAAAACAGAATGAATGAAAGGAGGAAACCATGTATCACGAAGAACTGCGCGAGTGGATGCAGATCTACCGCATACGGCGAGAGGACTTAGCCGCCGTTGTCGGGATGTCCGGCTCATCGCTGTCGCCGTACTTCACAACCGGAAAGCCCTTCCGCGGCGAGTGGATTGTCGCTTGGCAGAAGGCATACGGCTGGAGCGACGAGCAGATGTTCTATTTTGCCTTTGACCGACCGTTCAAGCCGAATCCGGAACTTTTCAAAAGCGAGAAAGAGCAGAAGGCACTTGACGCGCTGTCGACGTTCAAGGAAGCACTTAGGGCGATGTGAGAGGAGGAAGAAATGAAACGAGGCAAAAAAAAGATCGGCTGGACGTTTAACCCGGCACGGATGCATCCGGTACTAAAGACCATCCTTGCGGTTGCTGCAGGATTTGCGACGGTTGGATACATCATCATTGGCAGCTGGCTGTTTTACTTTATGGTGACGAGGTGAGAGATGCTAAAAAAATATGCGCTTACAAGCGACTGTATCCGATTTATGCGCGACTCAAATCTTCATCGAATCGTTGCATTACGTGATTTTGGAAACGTTAAGGCGTATGAACTTGGCGGATATGTAGAAGATGAAAGCAATCTGAGCCAAGAAGGAGATTGTTGGATAGGGCAAAATGCCAAAGTATTTGACCATGCAACGGTCACAGGTTCTGCTCTTGTCTCTGGAGATGCTCAGGTGCATGGTGGCGCCCACGTTACAGACCACGCTCGTGTATTTGAGAGAGCAGAGATTCGCGACGGTGCCTGTATTGTAGGGAATCTTATGATAGGCGGGGATGCCGTTGTTTGGTCGGCTGATGGTTACAAGAAGGATGAAGCCGATGAGTGACATGGACTACGAGCAAGCATGGAAAAATCTGAAAGTGTATACAGGGATTCTTTCTTGGGCGTCGCTTCGCTTTGCAGAATCCGAAGACATGAGCAACGATGAGCGCCTCCAAGCAGAAGGTGGAAAAGACATGGGGAGAACAATCCTAAATTTTATGGACGAGTTAGAAAAAGAGATGACCACCGTCCGTGACGACGATGGCCAAAAGGTGCAGGATTAGCGATCTTTGCGCCTTCAGTATAACAGACCGGAGGGATAAATGATAGTAACACTAAAAAAGTTACAGATTAATAATTTTAAGGGGATCAATTGTCTTTCTATCGATTTTAGCGAGCATACCCGCCTATGCGGGGCAAACGCGACGGGAAAGACGAGCGTGTATGACGCGTATCTTTGGTTGCTCGTTGGCAAAGATAGCATGGACAGTGCGTCGTTTGCTATCAAGCCGCGTGAGAAATCCGGCGAAGAAAAACACCGGATTGCAACAAGCGTCGAGGGCGTTTTTGACGTAGACGGAGAGGAATTGACATTAAAAAAAACCTACGCCGAGCAGTGGACAAAGAAGCGGGGTTCGACGAATGAAAACTTTACCGGACATACAACCGACTATGAGTGGCAAGGCGTTCCCGTAAAAAAAACGGAGTATGAGGAAAAGTTATCGGCTATTGTGGACGAAAAGATACTCAAGCTCTTAAGCAATCCACGCTATTTTAACACCGTTCTCAAGGATACCGAGCGCCGGGGACTGCTTCTCAAACTGACGGACATAGAAGCGGTAAAAAAAACATTGCAAAGTGACGAGCAATTTTCAGAGCTTTCCCCGCTTCTTGCTACGTACAACGTCGAGGACATCTTAAAAATGCAAAAAGCCTCTGCGCGCAAAATCAATAAAGAAATCGATGAGATTCCTGCGCGCGTAGATGAGCTTTCCGGCATGATTTGTACACATGATTTTGGCGCCTTGCGGGCGTCTAAAGAGACGCTGGCAAAAAAGCTAAAAGAATTGCAGACCGGACAAAAGATGCCTGAAAGTATCCTTGCCGAGTTGGCGAAGTTGCGGGAGGAGATTGCTTCTTACGATCAAAAAATCCGGAAAATCGAGCAGAATGAGCGAAAAGAAATCGACAAGCTGCTACTGGAAAAGCGCGAAGCGGCAGATCAGGCGCAGGATAGCTTACGCATCATGCGTCAAAATTTGCTGGCGCGAAATGGCGAAGCAAGGCAGTTGCAGGAAGAGATTGCCGCATATGAAAAGAAGCTATCCAGCGATCGCAAGCGATATGAAGAAGTGCAAATGCGCGTCTACGATGGACAATCGAATTGTCCCTCTTGCGGGCAGACACTTCCAAAAGAGCAGATTCAAAAAGCCGTTGCGAAATTCCATCAAGCGCGCGCCGAGGAGTTAGAAGCGATTACCACACGGGGATTACGCGCGAAAAAAGAGCAAGATGAACTGCGGACAGAGCTTGCAAAAATGAAAAGCATTATCGAGGAGTTGAACGAATCTGTGCAAGACGCAGAAGAGGCGGAAAAGACTGCCCAAGACGATTTGAGCGCCATCAAGGAGAAACTATCCAAAAGACCAGAACCGACAGAAATTGCTGCACTACAGAAAAAAAGAAGGCAAGCAGAGCAGAGGTTGTCCCAAAAAGGAGAAGCAGAAAAACCGTCCGAAAATAGAGAAGAGATACGAAACATCCAGCGCAGGATTGAAGAAATCGACAGCGATTTAGCCTACGAGAAAATCAACGCCGATAACCGAGCACGTATCGAAGAGTTGGAAGAACGCCAAAAGGAGTTGGGAAAATCGTATGAAAAAACGCAGCGGATAATCGCTTTGTGTGAAGCGTATACCCGGAAGAAAATGTCCGCGGTGGGCGAACAGGTCGATTCACACTTCTCTACAGTTCATTGGCAGCTTTTTGAAGAGCAGATTAACGGTGGAATCAAAGACACCTGCAAGGCACTCATCGACGGGGTGCCCTACGAGAGTGCAAACAACGCCGCACAGATCAATGCGGGGTTGGATATCATCCGCGCCTTTGGTCGTCAAGCTTGTGTGCAAGTCCCGGTCTTTGTAGATAATGCCGAGAGCGTAAATGATCTGCTGGATATCGGCACGCAGTGCATTGCATTAGTCGTGAGTCAGGACAAAACATTAAAAATACAGGGGGAATAACATGACAAATCAAACAAAAAAAGCAACGCAAGTACCGACGCTTTCTCCGGCAAATCAGATGAAAGACTTGATGAGCAATCAGGCGATGATGAGCCTGTTCTCACAATCCCTGGGCGAAAACGCGAATAATTTTGTCACATCTTTGATTGAGTTATACAGTGACCCGGAAGGGACACTCAAAGAGTGTGAGGCAAAAGAGGTAGCGCTGGAAGCCTTAAAGGCGGCAACGCTGAAACTTCCGATCAACAAGGGGCTGGGGTTTGCCTATATTGTCCCATACAACAAAAACAAAAAGGCGGGCGGGAAGTGGATTAAAGAACCGCACCCGCAGTTTCAGATTGGCTACAAAGGATATGTGCAGCTTGCCATGCGCACTGGGCAGTACAAAACGATCCATGCGGGCGTGGTGTATGAGGGAATGCAGGTCGAAGAAAATTATTTGACTGGAGAAGTACAGATTACCGGACAGAAAACCTCTGATAAGCCCATCGGATATTTTGCGTATTTTCGACTCATTAACGGATTTGAAAAAACAGTCTATTGGTCGGTTGAGCGCGTGAAAGAACATGCCGCGAAATTTTCGCAGACCTATAAAACTATGGAAAACGCCAAAAAGAAAGACTATTACAACGCAGACAAGTATGTTTGGGACGCGCATTTTGATGAAATGGCGATGAAAACATTAGTGCGTCGTCTCTTGGCAAAATATGGCGTTCTATCCACGGAAATGCAGCAGGCAGAGATGAGCGATGTTGACGACCGCATGAGCTGGGAGATACAGGAACAGGCGAATCAGGAAGAATTTCACACTATGGCGATTCAAGAATCCGTCGATCCGGAAACCGGTGAGATTCAGGAATCCAAAAAATCAGACAATGATTTCTTGGGATCAGATTTTGTCCCGATTGACTTTAACGACAAGACGAAAGCGCCGTTCTGATGGAGATTTATGTGTTGGGTTCCGGAAGCAGCGGAAATGCGTATCTGATTTCGGATGGCAAGGCCACGCTTTTACTGGAGTGTGGCCTACCGTGGAAAGCCTTACAGAAGGCGCTGCGATACCGTGTAACAGCTATCGACGCCTGCCTTCTCACGCATGAGCATATGGATCACGCGAAGAGCGCGCAGCATTTAGCTGACTATGGAATCAAGGTGTATATGAGCGAAGGAACTAAGCAGGCATTGAACGCTGAGGAGCATAATTTCCGTACCTTTTTTATACAGGCGCCGTGCCGGTATCTGTCCGTAGCGATAAAGAGCTTTCTCATAAGTCCTTTCCATACGATTCATGACGCCGCGGAACCCGTCGGATTTCTAATACAATCCCAAAAAACAGGAGAGCGGCTTGTGTTTATAACAGATAGCGCATATTGCCAGTATCGCTTTACAGGCATTGACTTCTGGATGATTGAGGTGAATTACGTAAAATCGATTCTTGACGCGAACACGGTGGACGGGGCGGTTAACTTAAATCGAAGACAGCGAACCGTGCAAAGCCATATGTCCTTAGATACGGCGGTAGAGATGTTACGGTCATCAAATGCAAGCATGGCAAAGGTAATCTACTGTGTGCATTTGTCCGATAAAAACAGCGACGAAGAAGTAATTAAGCGTGTGATGGTGGAGTCTTTCGGGGTTCCGGTGGTGACTTGTTAAGGGGGTGATGCAGTGGCACGTCCGACAAAGCAGGGGCTGGATTATTTCCCCTTGGATGTCGGGTTGTTCGAGGATATAAAGATACGGCGATTAAAAAAAGACTGCGGGAATCAAGCCATTTCGATACTCATCGCGATTTTCTGTATTGCTTATCGAGACGAGGGGTACTACGTGGAAATCAACAGCGATGTGACATTCCTCATAGCTGAGACATTCGGCGTGAGCGAGGATGCAGTGGAGAAGATTGTCGAGAAGGCGATCCAAGTTGGCATATTTGATTCCGGCAAGTTTAATACCTACAAAATATTAACCTCAAGAGATATTCAAGAGCGATATTTTGCCGCAGCATCGCGGAAGACCGCGGTGTTAGTCCATAGGGATTTTGTATGCGATGGAGTAAATGTATGCAATAACGCTGTTTATGTCGACAATAACCCGATAAATGTATTCAATAATCCACAAAGTAAAGGAGAGTAAAGGAAAGTAAAGTAAAGATATATGTTTTAAGTTATTACACTACTACGAATAGTAATGTGATCTTAAATATTTACTCTATGGCGTATAAGTCTCATAACTTCAAGATATGAGGTTTATAAAGCACGGCACATAGAACGAAAGGAGGTGCCTGCGCGTGGTTAGTACAGGCAAAGTGGAACAGGCTTATCAACAACATTTCTGTCATCAGCCAATCATGCCACATATAAGCCATCTCATTTTCACAACGGTTGCGCAACATGGAGAGGACGCTGTACTGAATATGATGCGCGAGCTATATCGGCGAGGAACAACGGATGTTAGTTTTGCCTATATCGCAAGAGCCTTAGACGGGAATGCGGCACGTGAGAGCGCGAGAAAAGCGAGAGACCCTGCAGCGTTACAGGACGATTCCTTCAAGTCCGATGCACAGAAGGAACGTGAAAAGCAGTGGCTTCGTGATGGCGTCGCAAGAAATCGGAGAGCCCTTAGCGTTAATGGGTACCTGAGCGGCTTGGCACGCGAGGCGGCGGGAAAAGAGACTGTCTGGGAAATCGACAGCTGGATCAAGAATGGCGGGAAGCGTCCGAATGAGGCGATAAAGAGACTGGGGGGGATTCTATGCAAATAACAAATAAAGAGCTTGGGATTGATAATCCTTGGTTTTCAACGATAAAGACGGACTTAGACATTGCGATTCGTTCAGCGGTACTTGCTGCGGGAGAAGGACGAAAGACAAAAGTGTCGGTCACGATGAATTTTGACGAAGGCACGGTATATGACGATATGCCGCCGCTTGGAGAAAACGAAAAACTGATAAGCCCAATTGACTACAAGATTAAAGTCACAGCGCAGGATGATGTTTTTAATCGCGACGACTCCACGGTTGGCCTTATGGTTACGACGGCGGAAAGCGGACAAATGACAGCAAGAAAAGCGGGCGCGCAGATGAATATGTTTGACGACTACGAGGACAGCGAAGAATGAAAGTGAAATTCACCATTCCCGGCGTCCCCATCCCGAAAGCGAGACCGCGCGTTGTCAGGGGGCACGCTTTTACACCGAAAAAGACGAAAGATTACGAGACGCTTGTAAAAGACGTCTACCGATTGACCGTCGGCGAGTACTTGGGCGACTCCGCGATCGTCGCAATGATTGATTTATATTTCCCCATACCGGAAAGCTACTCAAAGAGCAAGAAGAGACGCATTGCAAACGGCGAGATAAAGCATACGAAGCGCCCGGATGTGGACAATTGCGCAAAGGCGATACTGGATGCGCTAAACGAGATTGCTTACAAGGACGATTCGCAGATCGTCGAAAGTCGCATCACAAAGCACTATGCGATAGACGGAGAGACGCGGGCGGAGGTCGTGCTGGAAGAGGTGTTTTGATGAGAAAAGGCGAGAAAAAGAAAAAGGAGCCGCTCTACCAAGTGACACTATCGCAGATTGAGCAGTACAAGCGCATGGGCTATCAGCAGGCTGTAAGCGAGTGCGTGACGCTTCTGTTTTGGATGACCTACATCGCGCTACGAGATGAATTTCACTTTGGAAAAACGAGAATGCTTCGCGTCATGCGCAGATTAGGCAGTATGGTGGGCGACCTGCAAGCAGGATATTTTGACTTGTTAGATTGTCGCATTGAGCTAAAGCGCGAGATCGGTGTCGATATTGGGGACAGGGGAATTTTCATTCCGGACGACGAGGAGAAGAAATGACAGGGAATACGAACGAAAAACGAAAACTCGCATACATCTGCGCACCATACGCAGGAGATGTGGAGAAAAATAAAAAGGTCGCGATCGATTTTGGAAAAATGGCGCACGAGAAAGGCTTTCTGCCTATCATTCCACATCTTCTTTTCCCTTATCTGGACGATGAGACAGACCGGGGAGAGGCGATGTCGATGTGCCTTGAGGTGGTAGAGAAGTGTGACGCTCTTTTCGTCTTGTCTGATGTGATCACCAGCGGTATGAAAATGGAGATTGACCTGGCGAAGAAGAAAGGGATGCTGATTTCTCAGTTTTACCGCTTGGGCGAATCTGTCTTTGCCGAGGATAGGCTCATACAGTGAAGAATCGATCGGCGCATCGAGACGAGATGGGAGGTGTGGATGCTCACAAGAAAGCAATTAGAATCTGTGCACGCCATAAGGCGTCGGATTGAGCGAGATGAGGCGGAGCTTAAGGAACTGGAAGAAGATCCGCCTTGCGACGTGCAAGCACTCTCCCTATCTCTTAATCCGGCGCACTCGAACTTCCCGCGCGGCATTGACGGAGCGCTCGCGTCATACATCGACAAGAAGAATCGTTATCGGCAGCGGATTTTAGACAGGAGACGGTACCTGATTAGCCTACTGGAAGAGATTGACTGCTTCATCGCCTCTCTTGCGGATCCACGAGAGCAAGAGATCGTTGAGCTGAGATGCAAGGAATGTTTGACGTTTGAGGAGATAGGAATCAGGACAAATTGGTCGGTGTCGACGACGAGACGAAGGTACTACAACGCAATTTCATCGCTCGAAAAATGAACAATTTGACCAGTTGAGATGTGTTATTGTGATAGCGGGTAGTGAATTGTACTGATTCAACAATCCACGTCATGATAAAAGCGTGCTCGCAGTTTTGTGGGCGCGCTTTTATTTTGGCGATGGAAAAGCGTCAGCCTCTTTTTGTGTCTATCGTTTTACTGGAGAAAATGCCAATTTATGTCGATTTTTAAGGGGGTGATCATGGATGGCATCAAAACAGACGAAGGCCATAATTCTAATGGTCACAACGGAGAAAAAGCAAAAAGAAATTGCCAAGGAAATTGGCGTCAATGAAGCAACGATTTCGAGATGGAAAAAACAAGAGGATTTTAATAAAGCGAAGAAGGACTATGAGCGCGAATATCTAAGTTCATTATCTGCAAAGGCGTTGCGAACATTAGCAGAATTACTTGACTCTAACACGGACTATGTTCGTTTGGCAGCGGCGAAAGACATTCTTGACCGCACAGGATACAAGCCGACAGAAAGCATTGAAATGATCCGCCCGGTTGAAGAAACGGCGGAAAGCTTGGCTAAGCTTATTGAAAAGCAAAAGGCGGTGCAATATGCCGGCCAAGATGGATGAGATCATTAAGCTATTGGTCAATGATCCGTATTTAGTCGCAAAAGCAGTTGGGTTCAAGGATTTTCGTGAGTGGCCGCATAACGACTGGCTAAAGAAGATCCTGTTCGCAGATAACACGGTTACTACTATACAGGCCCATCGTGGCAGTTATAAAACGACGGCGCTATCCGTGGCAGTGGCCCTTTTCATGGTTATGTATCCAACAAAAACCATTTTCTTGGTGAGAAAAACGGAGGGCGATGTAGCCACATTTGTATCACAGGTGAAAAATATTCTGGGGAATCAAGTGCTACGTGAAATGGCAAAGGCACTGTATGGGATAGATCTTCACTTTTCAAAATCTTCAATGCTGTCGCTTGATACGAATCTAAATTCCGGCGTCAAAGGGGCTTATCAGTTTGACACGGTATCACTTTCCGGATCGCTAACCGGAAAGCACGCTGACTGGGTAATCACGGATGATATTGTGACGCTTAGAGATCGCATCTCAAGAGCGGAGAGAGAGCATACAAAAGAAATGTACATGGAGCTCCAAAACGTGGTAAACCGAGGCGGACGTATTACTAATCTCGGAACGCCATGGCATAAAGAAGACGCCTTTCAGCTGATGGGCGAGATTGACCGCTATAGTATCTACGACACGGGGATGATTGACCACGAGCAGGAAAAAAGGCTTCGCCAGTCCATGTCACCGTCCCTCTTCGCGGCAAACTATGAGTTAAAGCACATCGCGGATGAAGAGGCGATGTTTGATGCACCGAGATTTTATGAAGGAGACAGCGCGGACATCTACGACGGCACGTCTCACATTGATGCGGCATATGGTGGAAGTGACTACACAGCATTTACCATCGCCAAGCGCATTGATGATGAGAAGATCATCGTCTTTGGCAAGTTATGGCCAAAGCACGTCGATGATTGCTTAGGCGAGATCGAGGCGTTTCACAAAGCCTTCCGGGCCGGAACGGTCTACACTGAAAAGAACGCGGATAAGGGCTACCTACTGAAGGAACTCATGCGACGAGGGATTCCGGCTGGAAACTACAACGAAACGATGAACAAATTCATAAAAATCAGCACGCACCTACGATCCAATTGGTCGCGTGTTTATTTTTTGCGCGAGACGGATCCGGAGTATGTCCAGCAGGTATTAGACTACACCGAGAACGCGGAGCACGACGACGCACCGGATAGCCTCGCCTGCATCATGCGACGGCTCGAAAATGGCGTTAAGTTAAGGACGTTTAGACTATGAGAAGGGAACAGAGATGATCAGTGAATGCGCAGTAGAAAACCTGCTAAATAATTTTAGACGGCGAAAGAATCGGCCTCTTCTTCTGCCGACGACACTTCGGGCAAATCCGGAAGAGGAAATGAAAGAGCCTTCTATTCGAGAAATCAAGAAGTGGATTGGAAAGCACGAGAAGGGAATTCTTCGATACGACTATCTGGAAAAGCTCTATCAAGGCTTTCACGACATTTTCTTCGCACCGGAAAAAGAAGCATGGAAGCCGGACAACCGCCTTGCAGTCAATTTTCCGCGCTATATCACAGAGACCTTCTGTGGATATGGCTATGGCATCCCGATAAAAGTGACTCACCCGGATGAAAAAGTGGACACTGTGATTCAGGATTTTGGGCGCGGAAACGAAATTACAGATCATAATTCCGAGATGGTGCGGAAGTGCTGTATCTACGGGCACGCCTATGAGTATATGTATCAAAATGAACGAGCGGAGACAAAAATTACAGCCTGTTCGCCGAAGAATGTGGTCGTTGTTTACGCCAATGACATGACAGGCCGTGCGCTCTTCGCTATTCGATACGGCTATAAATCCGCAGAAGAATACGAGGACAAAGAAGACGCTATCAAGTACAGCGGCGAGCCGTTCGGTGAGATTCTGTATCGCGACCGCATTGTCCACTTCTCGGATGGAAAAATCGGCGAGGAAAAGCCGAATCCGTATGGATACATTCCCATTGTTGAGTGGCGTCTAAACGATGATCGAATTGGAATCTATGAGCAGGTGGCAGGGCTTGTTGAAAGCTACAATTTCACGATTGCAGAGAAAGCAAACGACGTTGACGCCTTCGCTGAGGCATATCTTGAAATCCTCGGTGCAGAGGTGGACGAGGAAGGTGTTCGCCGCATTCGAGACGACCGTGTAATCAATTTTTTTGGCGGTGATAGCGCAAAAGATGTTCTGGTTCAATTCTTGCAGAAGCCGACGGCGGATGGGACGCAAGAGAACCTTCTGAACCGCTTAGAAAACCTGATCTATCAAATCAGCATGGTCGCCAACATTACGGACGATAGCTTCGGAACGTCAACGACGGGCGTCGCCTTAGCCTACAAGCTGCAGGCGATGAGCAATCTCGCAACGACATTTGATCGCAAGATCGAAAAAAGCCTAAGAAAGCGCTATAAGATTTTCTGCAGTTTATCAACGAATACATCAAACGTTGACGCCTACCGAGATATTGAGATCCAGTTCACACGAAACATTCCGCGAAACATTGCCGAGGAGGCGCAGGTCGCACAGACTGTTGAGGGGATTGTTTCGCGAGAGTCGCAATTATCTCTTCTGTCTTTCATTCGCGATCCAAAAGCGGAGATAAAGAAGGTCGAAGAGGAGAGCCGCGCAGAAATTCCTACCGACGATCCTTTCCACATGGTGACAGAAAATGGCGAAAAATAGAGGAATCAAAACAGAAGATCGCTACTGGGACGCACGCGAGCGGGAGATGAAAAATCTCATTCAGCAAGAGAAATTTCTAAAGCGCTACGATAAAAACGTCAAGGAAATCTATCGCCGAATGCTCTATGACGCGCAGAAAGAGATTGACGCTTTCTATGGCCGCTACGCCTCAAAAGAAGGAATCACGATTAGCGAGGCAAAGAAGCGCGTCTCCAGAATGGACGTTGAAGCCTTTAGTAAGACGGCAAAGCACATGGTTGAAGCGAAGGACTTCTCACCGCAGGCGAATGCATCGCTCCGCCTATACAATCTCACCATGAAGGTCAACCGACTGGAGCTACTAAAGGCGAGGATCGGATTGCGTCTTGTTGATGGCTTTGATGAGATCGATAAGCTGACGGAGATGCTCCTGGCAAATGCCGGGGTGGATGAATTTAAGCGCCAGGCAGGAATCCTTGGAGAAAGCGTGATCAATCCAGAACAAAAGGCAGAGGCGATCGCGAATAGCTCCTTTCAAAATGCGAATTTCAGTGATCGCATCTGGATGTATCAAGACCAGCTCCGCAACGAAATCGCAAACGACCTTAGAAGCGGACTCATACAAGGAAAAAGCTCGCAGGAAATGGCAAGGAAACTACGCAGACGCTTCGGCGTCTCCATGTATAACGCCTCACGTCTGGCACGAACCGAAATGGCGCGTGTACAGACGGAAGCGCAGATGCAGTCCTTTGAGAGAAACGGATATACGCACTATGTTTTCATCGCAAGAGAGAGCGCTTGCGATCATTGCGCGCCGCTTGATGGAAAGATTTTCGCAGTAAAAGACATTCGACCGGGCGTGAATGCGCCGCCCATCCATCCGCACTGTTTCTGCTCCATTGCAGCGGCAACAACTGAACAGGTGCAAGCGAAAGAGTTAGCAGGAAAACATATTGAACGAATGAAAAAGGTTGAGCCGAAAATAACGTCCGATCTTTCAACAATTGCAGCGGAAACGAATGCGCAGATGGCTGGGCTTGAATACAGGCTAAAGACGGAGGACAGCTTAGCGCGTAAAATTTCCAAGGACGCCGATGAGAAGAGCGTTTCACTACAAGAAGCAGATAAGAAAATAAGAGACGTGTTGCGATACACTATGCTACGGGATGAGAAGAACTTTACGGATGGCTATTTTGCTACACAAGATGCGCTTATCAAGAATGGGTATCGCATAAAACGGGTAAAGAACACTTGGAAAGATGGGGCCGCGTATAAAGGCGTTAACACCATCATCGCCGATTCTCAAGGCAATGAATTTGAATTACAATTTCACACGAGAAAGTCTCTCGAAGTAAAAGAAGGAGAGCTTCACAAGCTGTATGAAAAACAGAGAACTCTTGATATTGAAACCCAAAAGGATGAATTCGATTTGTTAACAAATGAGATGATTAATTTAAGTCGAAGTATACCGAATCCGGATGGAGTAAGAAGAATCAAAAGCGAGGGGATGCTATGAGTCTGACGCCGACTGAGTATTATTATTGCCCAGACTACAAAAAATATGTAAAGCGAGAAGGCGGCATATTTTATTCAATTGACGATAAGAAACAAGAGATAATTGATGAGGAGAGGTTTATGCCAATACTCATCGGAGAGATATTCACCATTGATATTACAAAAGAGGAATACGAGAAACATCTAAAATAAACCATCGCTTTGGAGGCGGCTTATTTATTCAAAGGACATCATAGGCATGAAGCGTGACCGGAAACGGTCGCGCTTTTTATATGCAACAAGAAGGACGCCGTGGGCGAAGAACGCGGCGGACAAAGAAGGGAGAAAACAATGACAGAAGAAATGATTACAGCGAAAGACGAAGAACAGGTCGATGAGGCTAAAGTGGATGAACAGAAAGACACGGAGAAAACGGAAAAAACCACTCCGTCCTTTGATGACATCCTGAAAGACCCGAAGATGCAGGCGGAGTTTGACCGCCGGCTGAGCAAGGCACAGCAGACACGCGAGGAAAATATCCGAAGCGAGATCGAGAACGACATCAAAGCACGCCTTGCGGAAGAGCAGAAGGTCGCCAAAATGAACGCGGAAGAAAAGGCGAATCACGAGCGCATCAAACTCGAAAAGGAGCGAGACGAACTCAAAAACGCCTTAAACCGTGAGCGTCTTGGGAAAATAGCGGCATCAACGCTTAGCAAAAGCGGAATCGAAGCAGATGAAACGGTTCTTCAATTCGTCGTTGGCGCGGACGAGGACGCGACCGGGAAAAACATTGAAGCATTTCTTTCTGTCGTGGAAAAACAGGTGGAAGCGATCGAGCGAAAACGCAATTCAGGCAAAACGCCGAGGGACTACTCCTCAACGATTGAGCCTGAAGATGAGTTTGATCGCATTCTGAAAAAATACAAATAAAAGGAGAAAATGAATCATGGCTACGACTAACAACACTCTTTCCGTTCGTCAATATCAGGCGCAATTTAAGGCACTTCTTGGCGCGGTTTTTGCGAAACAGGCATACTTTAGAGACTTTTTTGGCGGCAATATCGAAGCACTGGATGGTGTTTCCAACAATGCAGTGGCGTTTTCGGTAAAAACGTCAAGCATCCCGGTTGCTGTCAACACCTACTCAAAAGACGCGAATGTTGCCTTTGGAACAGGCACGGCAAAAAGCACTCGATTTGGAAACCGCACGGAAATCATCTATACCGACACAGAGGTTAAGTACACCTGGGAATGGGCGTTCCATGAAGGAATTGACCGCTTTACGGTAAATAACGACTTCATGGCCGCTGTTGCAGATCGCCTTGACCTGCAGGCGCAGGAGAAGGTTGCGCTCTTTAATCAGCATCAAGGTAAATTCATTTCCGATAATGCCGGAAAGACGCTGACACTTGCGACGAAGGACGCTGCAGGCGTTTTGGCACTCTTTAATGACGCGCACAAATACTTCGTCAATCAAAAGGTGAAACAAAATCTCGTCTGGTGTGCAAAGGTGACGCCGGACATTTGGAATCTCATCGTCGATCAGCCGGCTACAACCACGAGCAAGCGTTCGTCGGTAAACATCGATGAAAATGGCGTTGCAATGTTCAAAGGCTTCCGCGTGGAAGAAATCCCTGAAGACCTCTTCCAGAAGAACGAGGTGGCATACTTCTATCCTGCAGCGGTTGGAAAAGCCTTCACCGGCATCAACACCGCACGCACGATTGAGTCCGAGGACTTTGATGGCGTCGCACTGCAAGGTGCAGGAAAAGCCGGAGAATTCATCCTTGACGACAACAAGGTCGCAGTTGTAAAAGCGACAGGGACGGCTGCCTAATGGCTCGCTATCGAGTAGTGAAGTACTTTAACGACCTTCATGACGGCGAGTACGCATATTACGTCGGTGACGCCTACCCCAGAGATGGGGTGGACGTTACTGATTCCCGTGTAAAGGAGCTTTTAGGCGATGAAAACCTTCAAGGGCAGCCACTTATCGAAAAGGTCAAGGATGAACAACCTGAACGAAGCACGAGACAAGGAAGAAAAGGAGCGGCGGTCGAGAAGAAAAAGTAGGCCGCCGATAGGAGGCTTTTATGGATATCACGCGAATTAAGAGCATCCTGGGTATCGAGGACGATCATATCGACGGGCAGATCATCGCAATCGCCAGTGTCACACAGGAAAGACTTTCTTTTCTGCTTGGCGGAGTAGCGGAGATCCCGATAGAGATGGGCTACATCGCCGATGAGGTGACCATTCGACGATTTAATCGCATAGGCTCCGAGGGACTATCCGCGCATCGCGTGGAAGGAGAGACGATGGAGTGGAGCGATGACGATTTTTCGCCGTTTATGGACGACATTAAGCGCTATCTCTTATATAGCGATAATGCCAGACGAAATGGCAGAGGGGTGGTCAGATTCATATGAGATACGACAAGCGTATTTTTTTCGTCTCGCAAGTAGACGGCGAGTATGACCAAACGACAGGGGACTATCTGGAGCCAGAAATCGTAAAGACGGAAGTATACGCCGCTGTCCATGACACAAACGAGGAGACGCTAAAACTTCTCTATGGCGATATCCGACAGAAATCCTTTACCGTCCACATTCTTGGGCGCTATGAAAAGGCGTTCCGCTATATCTTGATTGATGGAAAGTCCTACCACGTCGACCTTACGCGAAGGCTTAGACATCGGCAGACGTTTATAGTAAGCGAGGTGCAAAATGAGCGGAATCAAGGTTGAAGTTGATCCGAAGCTCATCCGAAAGCTATCGAAGCTCGAGGATACAAGCGGAATCATCGCAGTCGTTAAGGACAACGGCGCCGATTTACAGCAGAGGATGCAGAGAAAGGCAGACGAAGCATTCGTTAAAGGATACGCAACAGGACAGACGTCAAGAAGCATAGGCGTTGAAATTGTCGACGGCGGAAAGACAGCGTATGTCGGAGCGCAGACAGAGTACGCACTCTATCTTGAGAATGGGACGCGCTTCATGGATGCAGAGCCGTTCGTTCGGCCAGCAGCGAAGGAGCAAGGAAAGAAGTTTGAGAAAGATTTGATGAAACTTCTGAAAGAATCGTGAGGTTTTTATGGATCCACAGCAAGAAATTTTTACCGAACTTCGCACACGCCTTCTTCGTCTATATCCAGGCCGTGTATACGATGGAGCACTTCCGGACGCATCAACGCCATATCCTTTCATCTATCTCGGAGAGAGTACGGCAGATGACGATGCAAACAAAAGTGCTGTCTTTGGCGAGGTAACGCAAAGCGTTCACGTATGGATGGCGGATGTGAAAAAGAGAGGCACGCTTTCTTCGATGATGCTGGATGTGAAGAAGACGGCGCGCGCGATAAACAGAACGAAAAATTTTCAGTGGCAAGTCTCCGGGATACATCAAACAATTCTCCCGGACAATACGACAAAGACGCCACTACTTCATGGGGTCGTAGAAATGACCTTTATTTTTAGCTAAGAAAGGAGCAAGCAATGGAAGAAAGAAAGCCTGTACACGGTAAAAATCTCGTCTATCTTTTTCGCCCGCATAGTAAGGCGTCGGCGATGGATGGGACTGTGATGGCATTTGTGACAGAAAATAAACGCTCAAAGAAGGTGGACACCGAATCGACTGCGACGAAAGACGGTTCAATCGTTTCCCCGTCTACGATGGAGCAAGAAATCACAGCGAAGTCCTACATGGCCGAGAACGATGAAAGCATGAAGGTGATCGAAGATGCGATGGATGAAAACGAGCTGATGGACATCTGGGAGGCAAACCTTCAGGAGAAGGCAAAGTCTGGGGAAAACAAATTTGCCGGCCGCTACTTCCAAGGCTATCTCACGCAGTTTGAAGTGACATCGTCCGCAGAAGGGTATGCCGAGATTGCTACAACCTTTGCGATCAATGGCAAGGGCGTGAAGGGCGATGTAACCGTCACGAAAGAACAGCAGGCACTTGCCGACTATATGTTTGCGGACACGCCCAAAACGGGCGCATAATCAAAGAATGGCAAAAAGTGTTACGGAGGGGCGAATTATCGCCTCTCCATTTTTTAAGGAGGAAGTATGTACAACATCGAAATTAACGGCGAGGTCTATCCGCTTCGCTTTGGGTTTGGGTTCATCCGAGAGATTGACGCAATGGAGACACGAAAGTCACCAACTGGAGTGAATCAAAACATCGGTCTCGCGGTAGCGGCCGCAGGGCTAATCGATAAAAACGTCGAGCAGCTTGCCCGGATTCTTTTCATCGCAAACCGAACCGAAGAACCGAAAATCTCAAAAAAAGAGCTTGAGGAATACATTGAATCAGCCGATGATCTTGATGGCATTTTTGAGATGGTGACCGATTTTTTTATGCAAGCGAACTGTACCAAGATGACGATGAAGCGGGTGCAGGAAGAGGCAGGGAAGGCGAAAAAGGTTCAGGACGCGCTGGTGAAGATGGTGAACCAGAAAGAATAAAAGATCTATATAAGCGAGTAGCGCTGGACTGTTTTCGCTTCTTTAATTTCCGCACATTTGATGAAGTCGACCGCTTAACCATCCCTGAATATCGCACCCTTATCGAGGCATATCAACTTCGTTATGTTGATAAACGCCTGATAATACACGAGCAGGCGTGGGCAAACCAGATGGTTAAAGCAACAAAAAAGGTCGGATCCTCTTACGAATCGGCATTTCGTACTTTTAAGGATTTTTATGACTATGACGCAGAGAAAGAGGCCGTCATGAGCGGAAAGGTAAAAGCGAAGGAATCGAAAATCGAACGTTTCGCAAAGTACATGAAAAAGAAAGGAGGAAATAATGGCTGAGCAGTTTACGATAAAGGCTGTTCTATCCGCAGTCGATAATGGTTTTTCATCGGCAATGGATAAAGCGGGATCGCTCATAGACCGGATAAAAGACGGAGTCGGCATTGGCATCGGCATGAAACTTTTTGATGGCATTGTGAGTGGTGCTGGAGAGATGATCGGTGAGCTCAATCAATCCTCAGCGGCATGGAAGACATTCAATGCGAACATGAAAATCAGCGGACATGGCGAAGAGGATATTGCGCGCATCCGTGGCGAACTTTCAAAATTCGCGGCAGAAACCATTTACTCCTCCAGCGAGATGGCGTCAACCTATGCGCAACTGGACGCGGTTGGCGTCGCGTCTGCAGAAGATCTTGTTAAAGGCTTTGGAGGGATTGCCGCATCGGCTGAGAATCCAAAGCAGGCGATGAAGACGCTCTCGACGCAAGCTACACAGATGGCGGCAAAGCCAAAGGTCGCTTGGCAGGACTTCAAACTCATCCTCGATCAGGCTCCGGCGGGCGTTTCGGCGATTGCAAAGGCAATGGGCATGACGACGCAGGAGCTTGTCACTGGCGTACAAGAGGGGAAGATTAAAACCGAGGACTTTCTAAATACCGTTCGCCAAGTAGGAACAAATGGCGACTTCGCAAAAATGGCGAGACAATACAAAACGGTTGATGAAGCAATGGGCGGTCTCACTGAGACACTGGCGAATAAACTGCAACCGGCCTTTGACGGGGTATCGAAAATCGGGATTGACGCCATAAGCGGAATCGTCGATTTTGTAGACGGAGTAGACCTGGCCGCGACATTCGGGCCTATGATCGACTTCGTAAAAGAAGGCTGGAATTCGCTAAAAGATTCTATTGGAACGATTGATCTTAGCGCACTCGGATCGCAGGTTGAAACGTACTTTAGACCATTTGCTGACCTTCTTACGCAAATCGACTGGAAAGGAATCTTTTCAACAGCCGCAGAAGCCATCGGACAGTTTGCACAAGGAATCGGGGACATCGGCGGGCAGGTGATGGCTTTTTTGGAGCCATTGATTGAGCAAATTCTACCAGTGATTGCAGAGCATCTTTCACAGCTCGCACAGACGGCATACGAATTTCTGCAAGGCATAGCGGAACGAATGGCACCGTTGATGGAAGCAATCGGAAACATCGTCAGCTATTTACTGGACGTGTTCTCTCCCGCAATTGACATGATCGTCGGGATTGTCACCGCCTCATGGGACAACATCTGCAATCTTTTCGAAACGGCGAAAGACGTCATACTTGGAATTTTGGACGTGTTTATCGGAATCTTTACAGGAGATTGGAGCCGCGCATGGGAAGGCGTAAAAGGCATCTTTGAAGCAATCTGGAATCGCATCATAGGATTCGTAAGATATGTCTGGGATACGATCACTTCGATTGTAAAGGGCGCTTTAGAAATTGCCTGGAATATCATTTCGAGCGTACTTGGAGCAATTGCTGATTTCTTTTCGTCTATCTGGGATGGAATTGTGAACTTTCTAAAATCTATCTGGGATGGAATCACATCAACCATTTCTGGCGGAATCGACTCAGCGAAAGACTTCGTGTCCTCAGGACTATCGAAGATTGCTGACTTTTTCACGTCGATATGGGACGGCATTGTCCGTGGGGTGAGAACGTCTTTTGATAACGTCGTTTCTGCTGTCTCAAACGGCATTCAAAATGCGTATAACACTGTCAAAGGCTGGATCACCGATTTCTTCAATGCCGGCGCAAATATCGTCAACTCCATCGCCGACGGCATCGGGAGCGCGATTGGTGCTGTTACGGGAGCGATAGGGAATGTCGTGAGCGCGGTACGTGATTTCTTACCGTTTTCGCCGGCAAAAAGAGGGCCACTGCGTGACCTGAATCGTCTAAATTTTGGCGGAACGATAAGCGACAGCATCTATCAAGGAGAGCCACAAATCACAAGCGCAATGGAAGATATCCTGAAAGTTCCAACGCTTGAGGCATCAGCAATGATTAACCCTAATATCGGCCAGACGATGGGAGATTTTTCAACGGCGGTTAGCGCAAAAATCGCTGACTCGAGACTCAAAGGCGAAAAAAAGCCGCTCATCGCGAACCTATCTCTTGGCGGACGTGAGTACCGCGCATACGTCGATGACATCAGCGGTGAGCAAGGCCGCAAGGCGAAACTTGAGTTAGCGTACCTATAGGAGAAGACTATGCTATACGACTACAAAGACATCAATGGAACGCCGCCGGAAATGAATCGCCCGAGTGAAGACGTATCAATCGATGGGCAGTGGATGACCGGATGGCACGGAGCCTCTCTTCGTGTCCTTTATACAAGCGGCCGTCACGGCATAAGCATCCAGGAAAGCAATTCGGGGAAGATTCCTGGAAGAGACGGCGAAATTGTCTATGCCAGATCCCTTCCTACACGAAAAATCATTGTCGGGTGTGCGATAAAGACGAAGACGTCGGGAGAGATGATTAGATATTTTAGCGAATTAAGAACTTTTTTTCGCCAAAGTATGACATTAAGAGAGATTATCTTTGCCGACGATCCAGAATATCGCTATTTTGGGCGCATCGTCTCTATCTCCGAGCCGGAGTCCGGGAAGAACAATTCAAAATTCGAGATCACGATATCTTGCCCGGATCCGTATCGTTACGGGGCGGAAAAAACCGTCTCACTACAAGAAATGCTGTCAGATAGCGCGCCAAAAGGCGTTCCATACAAGCTAATCCGCTATGTCACAACTCCATCGGATGCGACACTAATTAAAAACGTCACTACAGCGGAAAAAATTGCTTTGCAGTCGGCGGAAAATTCCGAAATCACCGTCGACTTTATCGAAGCAAGGATTTACAGAGGGAACGTGAACATCACGAGCAGGCTTGCGTTCGAAGTAAGCCAGTTCCCGGAATTTATCATTTGTCACGGCGATTCCGTAAGCGGGACGGGGATTATGACATATCGAAAGCGGATGATGTAAAAGGGGGATAGCTATGGGAACGTACCTTTTTGACCGACGGCTTTCGGTTATCGATGTCCTACCAAACGACATTCTGACAGAGAGTGATCAGATCGCCGAAAGAGCCGGTCTTATCACGCATAGCGTGAACGCAAAATACACAGAAAGTCTGGACAAAGCCGCGTACTTCGGGATGCGAGATCCACTCGATCGTGGCAATTTCTGGATATATAAAATCGTGACGCGCAAAAAAGAAGGATACGAGATCATCGTCGACGGCATCTATAAACTTTTCGACGATCTAAAGGCACAGGATTATATCAAAGACGCAAGGCCACAAAAGACGGGATTTGACGCGGCAATCGCTCCCGTTTTGCAAGGATCCGGGTGGAACATGGCGCAAAACAGCGTCTCCGGCATCGCCTCAACGAATTTTTACTACACATCGCGTCTTCATGCCTTTTGGGACGCGATCAAAACGTGGCGATGTGAATTTAAGCCAAAAATCACATTCACGAATGGCAAAATTGTTGCACAGGAACTCTACTTTGCCGACAGCTTTGACGAGGACTTCGGACGCCTCTACGTCTACGGAGATCGGCTTCTGACTGTCACGGCAAGTGCTTCGGAAGAGGAACTCTACACAGCCTTTATCGGACGCGGAAAAGGGGAAGAGAAAAAAGACGAAAGCGGAGAGGCTACAGGAGGCTATGGAAGAAAAATCACCTTTAAGGATATCGCATGGAGTAAGGCAAAAGGTGATCCTTTAGATAAGCCACTCGGGCAGGAGTACATCGAAATTCCGAGTGCAACCGCACTGTATGGCTACGCAGACGGGAAGCCGAGAATCGGCTTCGTTGAGTTTAACGACGTGGAAGATCCGGCGGAGCTACTGCGGCTCACCTATGACTACGCAATGACGCATAGCCGACCAATGGTGCAATTCAAATCGACCGTGTTTGATGATCGCAGAATCAGTTTGTACGAGGTTGTCCGGATTAAAAACCCGGTCTTAAATATCGCCTACAAGACGCACGTCTTTAAGTCAAAGCGATCTTTTCTTCTTCCGGCGAAGCAAGAAATTGAGTTCGGCGAGCAGCTTGTGAAAAGCCCGGCACAGCAAACGGCAGATGGAAAACGTGCAGCGGAAAAGGAAAAGGCCGCGCAGGAAAGCTACATCGCGTCGATCGCAAAAGCACTCACGGAGCAGTGGCTTAATGAGGACGGCTACAATTACGACCTAAAGGCCGACAATCCATATCACCTTCCGGCTGGCTTCTACTCTTTTAACGCACCGATCGAAAAGAATCCTTCAAAAATGATCGGCATGAGCGCCGGAAAACTCGTCATATCGAACGAAAAGAATCCGGACGGATCATGGAAGATCTACACTTTCGGAACGGGCGACGGCTTTACTGCAAACCTCATCCGTGCAGGCATGCTACAGGGCGGCGGCGTTAAGTGGAATCTGGAGACGGGTTATCTCAATATCGGCGATAAACTCATCTACGACCCATCTACCGGAGAACTCCATCTCGCACAAGGCTCGGTCACGATTGATGCGCTGGACGAGGACACAAAAGGCAAAATCAACCAGGCGATCGAGTTATCCGGAGCAATCACGGACACATCCACTGAGTATGCGATGGGCGGATGCGGAAATGCTGCACCGATGGATGGTTGGAGCGAGAATGCGCTTTTAACCCTGGCGGATAAAAACGACGGGGTGAATCTTCCGTACAACGGCGATGTTGCGATCAGTGCCATGCGCCAAGAAAAAATGCGTGCGATCAAAAAGGACGGGTCTTTTAGTGACTCGTCTTTTTCTTTGAGTGAGCTTCTGCCCGATCGCTTTTATGTCTACGTCGATCAGCTGCCGGCAACGCTTAGCGGGTGGGAATCCTCCATCCCGACCTACTACACGGGGACAGCAAACCCGGTCGGAACGCTTAAGCGCTTTTACATCGAGCATTACACGGACGGTGGTTTCCAAAAGCTCTTTAAGACGGGATGCCTTTGGATGCGCACAGTCTATAAATGCTCGGACGGGACAGTGAAGTACTCACCGGCTGAGCGTGTTGGGAAAGACGGAAAGCGAGCTTATGTCCATATCGCTTACGCAGACGATGATAAAGGGAGCGGTCTTAGCTTTGATGACGCAGATAAAGCCTACATGGGGCAGTACACCGATCAGGATCCGGAAACATCCACCGACGCTACGCGCTACAAGTGGACACGAATCCGTGGCAAAGACGGGACAATCGGAAAAGACGGGCGTGGCGTAAAAAACACCATCACGCAGTATGCGACCATGTACGGTAGCGGGAAACCAGGCACAGCTGGATGGTCGGACATCCCACCTACCACGTGGCCGGACAGTGCGACAATCTGGCAACGCTTGAAGATCACGTATACCGACGGGAGCATCGGCTACACCGAGCCCGAGAAATTCTCGTCGGAGGCGATGAAAGACCTGCGACAGAAGATGAACTCGATCGAGAGCGGCTACACCGAGATCAAAAATGGTCAGGCACGCTTTGTGACCAAAACGCAGCTTGGAACGGTCGGGGAAACGGCGATCAACGGCTACAACATCACGACCGGCGCGATACGATCGCAAAATGGCGCGACAAACATTGACCTTAACGGCTCGAATTTCAATTTTGGCTATGGCTCGATGACATACACGCCGACGGATGGCCTTCGCATTGGCGGCGATCGCTTTTATATGACATCTGATGACAAGTGCTTTGCGATCCACTCACGCGAGTGGGCGAACGGGCGTCTTGGTGGATTTCGCGGGACAACAAACCCGAGCGGTCAAACGTCCGGCGTCATGCTCTATGCGTCGCATGGCTTTAATCTTTCCATCGGTACGCAGCTTGATCAGAGCGATAGTGGCTACAAGCAGCACATCATCTTTTTTCACACATCGCAAGGGCCGTGGTCTGAGGTGCGCGAAGATATGATTGTCAAGGCAAAAATGTGGGCAGTAGCCGGTGCGATGATCCGGGCAACGGAAATGGCATCAAGCTCAGACATTCGCTTAAAAAAAGACATTAAGCCGTGGGACGTCCGTGCGCTTGACGTGATTGATGCGACGGACTTCATCCGCTTTCGCTGGAAAGAGGGGAATGACACGAAGGAGCACTACGGTGTAAGCGCACAGTCCATTCCCATGGCTCAGGTGAAGCGAGAAGATGGCTACCTTGCGGTGGATGGCTACACCATGAGCGCCATCAATGGCAAGGCGATACAGGAGCTATCCAGCGAGATAAAACGCCTGAAAGAAGAAAACGAAGAAATGAGAAAAGAACTCGAAAGCCTAGAAAAGAACTCGAAAGCCTAAAGGAGGCAATAAATGACCTTATCCAATGAAGCTAAGAAAATCTCCTACGTACAGATGAACATTTTATTTCCTGGCAGCGGCTACATCGCCTTCGTTGCAGACGGAAAAGAATGTCGCGCGGCGTTTAGCGATGTGGCCGCCGAGGCAGAAAGCCTTCTTAACGCCTTACCGGGACTTCGAAGCCTTGAGCAGAAAGAAATTGCGACACTAAAAGAGGAAAAAGAAGTGGCCTTCGCCGAAGCGGCAGAAGAACGAAAAAAAGCGGGAGTGGCCGAAGAAAAAGCACGCATCGCCGAAGCGAATCTGAAGCGTGCGCAAGACCATTTGGCTGAACTCTTAACGGGAACACCGGGAGCGGTTATGACCGATGAGATGGCCGCACAGTATCCGGAACTGAAGGATGGCATCGCAATCGACGCGGGAGACTACTACCGAGAAGAGGGTGGTAAAGTCCTGTACCGTGCCAAAAAAGACATGGTATACGACAGCTCCACCATGGCGCCGACTGGCGAGCATGGAAGTGAGTACTGGATTGGTGGCGGTCTACAGGAAGATAAGCCGCCTACAAGCGAGTACAAGTATCCGAAGGGCACCGAGAAAGAGTATATGGGCACCATGTATTATGCGTGCGTGGACACCAACGAAGAGCCGTCAGTAGGCTATCCGACTTGGGACTTACTGGCCAACAAACCGAAAGACTAAAAAGCTATAGCGCCGTATCCTGCAGCGGCATGACAAAAGAAGACCTAACCGAAGCCCTACGACAACTCCTCCCGTGGGGCTTTTGCGTTGGGAGAAAGGATGATGCGATGGAACAAGATAAAACAACCATGGAAGTAGTGGACGCCCGTGTCAAACGCCATGACACGGTACTAAACGAGCACGAAGGGCGCATCCGCGACTTGGAGCGAAACTACTCGGCAGAGTACCAGTGGCGTCAGGCGACAGATAAAACCTTAACGGCAATCAATGCAAAACTGGAGACACTCGTTTCCGCCGACGGAAAGACGTATCATACGGCAAAACTTGCGGTAATCACGACTTTTGTAAGCACAATTGTCGGATATATCGTCGGCGTTTTGCTTAGATAAGGCGATTTCCTTCTACGGCGCACCAGACGCGTGATACGGCGTTTTTATACGTTTGGCATGTAACGACATGGGATGGCCTACAAAACGTCCGTGTGGCACGTCTGACAGCGCTGTTTTCTGAGGAAAAGAACAGAAAGGACTTAGGATGGAAGTTTTAAGCATAAAAGGGGATACAACCATCCGCTGGTTTCGCGGTGACACAAAAACCGTGTCAATTTTCGTCTCATCGGCGTGCAGTGATGCCGAAGAAAGTACGCTTAGAGGTATGCGCGTGACCTTTACCGCCCGGGCAAGGTTCGGTGGAAAAAAGGTGCTTGAAAAATCGGCAATCGTTGGTGACGGTTCAGTGTCGCTTAACTTTACGCATGAGGAAACACGGATACTTCCCCCGGGACAGTACACCTACGACATCGAGCTTCGAAAAGAAGATTACTCCGTTGTCTGCACATTGTACACCGGCACGCTGATTATCGAAGCGGATGTGACGAGAAGAGAGGATGGTGCATGATGGGCGAATGTTTATGTTGTGAGGAATCGATGCGCCGAGGCGTACAAGCGACGGTTTGTGATGGATCGTCAAAGACCATCGTCATTGATGTTATTGCACAGGGAGAGAAGGGCGACAAAGGGGATAGCGCAGAACTTACGGAAGAGCAGATGCAAGAGATCAAAGATAGCGTTTCCGATACACTAATCGGCGCGATTCCGGAAGATGAACTACTGAGAATGCTTTAAGGAGGCAAAACATGGCAGAGACGAAAAAGTTTTTGGATGCGCAGGGCACACAGAAAGTGATTGATTGGGCGAAGGGAAAGTTTATCCAGGAAGAGGCGAACAAAGGCCTATCCGAAGAAAACTTTACGCCGGCATACAAAGAGCAGTTAGACAATCTCGTATCGACTTATGCAACGCAGGCCGATATGACGACCAAACTTGCTGGGAAAGTGGATGCAGTTTCCGGGAAGACGCTTACCACAAACGACTACACCACGCCTGAAAAACAGAAACTTGCCGGGATTGCATCGGGCGCGAATGCGAACGTCATTGAAACGGTAAAGGTTAACGGGACGAACCAAACCGTGTCGGGAAAAGCGGTCGATATTAAGATGCCGACGAAGGTGTCGGAACTCACGAATGACCAGAATTTTGCCACCATTTCACAGGTGACGGATGCGGTTTCTAAAGCCGGGAAACTCACGAAAGAAATTGTGACAACACTACCCGCTGCATCATCGGCAAAAGACAATGTCATCTACATGGTGAAAAATAGTGGTGGTGTATCAGGCGATGCCTACAGCGAGTATATGCTTGTGAACGGCGCAATGGAAAAAATCGGCACGACCGCAACGGAGGTTGATCTATCGAACTATGTGACGTATGACGACGTGCAGGGGATTACCAAGGCAGAGCTTGACGAAATTTTGAAGTAGGCGGTGCGCTATGGCAAAAGATGACCTTAAACTAAAAGACCTTTTCACGCGTCTTGTGAACTGGATAAAGGGGAAGTTTTCGGAGCAGGACACAAAGATTGCAGCGAACAAATACACCCTCCCACAGGCGACGGAAACGTCGCTTGGTGGGGTACGGTTGCTGAACAAATTTACCGATGAGCCAAGCCTAAGTGATAGGTATCGTGCGGCTACAGTAAATTATGTTATTGCAGCCAAGAGATCAATGCAAGCAGACATAGGCATGGTCTTAAGTACTACCGTCACAAAAGATGAGTTTGACAGCAAAGTTTCCCCGGCAACGGCTTCCAAAGATGGTACAGTAAAACTCCTGGACAATCAAGATTCCGTCCTCTACTCCCAATACCAAGGAACCGCCGCCGGGGTGTCGCATGTGGATAACGTCGTGAAGAGTTTCGAAGTTGGTATGAACGCACAGCTGAATCTCAAGCAAGACAAAATCAAAATCGTAACCACTGAACCGACCGCATCCTCCACAGCCAGTGACCCGGAGGGGACGATCTACTTTAAGGTGTAGGGGGTGGTGTGACATGGCAGAATATATGACATGGGAAAGAATGACGTATCTTCTTCAGAAAGCTGGGATACGACTAAAGGGTGCGTCAGAATTAGACGATTATTCCTATTTTTCGACGAGCAGGGTGATGTGTCCACTTTTTTCCAATGGCGACACGGGAAAAGATACGAATCCTGTCGCAGGGCACTTCTATGCATATTCGGCCGCGGCTGATGCTTATGAAGAAATCGCCGACGAATGTGATTTTGCCTACTTTACGTCAGGAGAATACACCAAAGGCTTTTCTATCACTAAGGCGAAATTACAGTCCTTAATTGCTCAGTACCCGGATGTACCACCAATCCCTATCTTCGTTGGGATAGACCCTGTGCAGAAGATCTTCTGTCGTGAGGGGGGGGTACTCAAGACCGTACAAAGTGTCTACATCAAGAAGGATGGAGTGGTCAAGAAAATCATGTAGAGTGGGGGTGATGTGATGCCTGAGTACATGACGCTGGAACGACTTAAAGAACTTGAATTCTATATTTATACCGCCGAAGACCCTAACAAAGAATTGGAAAGGCCGACTTATCCATTGATGGCAGACGGTACTTTCGGTGAAGCCGAAGAGCCTGTGCAAGGACGGTTTTATGCCGCAGGTTCGTCGTACGACCGACTTAAAAGCGGGAAAACAGACTACATCATTGTTTATTGTTGCAAGTCAAAGATATATATATCTTTTGACCCGGACTATTCTCGCAATGCTATAAATGGGACAATCGAAGCACGCCCAGAGTGGTTTGATGAAACAAAAGTTGGTCCTTATCCCGGCGGTGCCCGGGAAGTAGAATATTCAAAATATGGCACAAAACCGGATTGTATTTTCCTTGGCGATGGCGGAATTGCGAAACTTCAGTTTGATGAACGTGATGCGCCAAAATTTAATAGACTGTACATGAAATACGATTCTATCTACAAAAAATACGATCTCCTGTTTTTTTTCGAAAACAAGCCTTACTCCAGTTACCCGTATACAAAGTGGTCGTTCAGAAAAAGCAGACTTACAGAGAAAGAACTCCTTGCCGCATACAACCCACCGCCGCGATTTCCCGCCATCTTCGTCAAATCCAAGCGCATCGGCGGCCTATGGGTTAAGCGAAACCAACAGCTGGTTAAGCCGTCCGGGGTGTATGTGAAGCAGGGCGGGACGGTGAAAAAGCTGTAGCGACATTGCCTTTCACGTTGAAAAATCATTGTTCTTTTGGTATCCTATATTTACCTCAAAGGTAAAGAAAAAAAGGAGAGAATACCACCCATGCTTATCACCTACAAAAGCCGAATGCTAATGAAAATATGTACACAGGCTTCTGTAGCAGAAAAGAAGTATGGCGTCCGTATGGCAGAAAAAATCCAACAGAGAGTAGACGAACTAAGCGCCGCGGATTCGGTAGAGATGATGGTTAAGTTTCATATCGGTCGCTGTCATGCGCTTAGTGGAAATCGAAAAGGGCAGTATGCCCTTGATCTCGTTCATCCCTATCGGCTGATTTTCGCGAAGAGGGAAGAAGAGATTACTCTTGTTGAGATACAGGAAATTGTGGATTATCACTGATGCTAAAGAGGAGGAAGAACAATGATTAAGAGTAAAACATTCATCGCAACGCCTCCCGGGGCGACGCTAAAAGAACAGCTTGAAGAGCGCAATATGACGCAAACCGAGTTTGCATCTATGCTGGGTATTACGCAAAAGCACATGAGCAACCTCATCCATGGGAAGACCGCACTCACACAGGAGATGGCAAGAAAGTTGGAGCTGGCTTTAGGCGTTCCGGCGACATTCTGGATGAATTTAGAAACCATCTACCAGCAGAAACGGATTCGCGCAGAAGAAGAGAACGCAAGGGATAAGGCAAGAGGACGTGGAGCGTCTATGCCCATATATTTCCAGCACAAGTAAAAAGCAATACCAACAGCGAGAGGACGCGATGCCAAATGGCACCGCGTTTTTTCATGCCCTGAAAGGAGGCAGTATGACGAAGAAAGTCATTGATATCAGTAACCACAACGGCCACATAAACTGGCAGAAACTAAAAGCTGACGGAATCACGGGGGTGATCATCCGTGCAGGCTATGGGTGGTACAACGCAGATTTATCCTTCGCACGAAACGTGAAGGAAGCGCAGGAACACGGTTTTGATTATGGCCTGTATTTCTACACCTACGCAACCGAGATGGACGAGGCACGGCAGGAAATCGCCGGATTTCTTCATGCCATTCGCGGTCTGAAACCGACCTACCCGGTGATCATTGACACTGAGGATGATGACAAATGGCGTGCAAAAAACGGCAACCCGTCATGGCAGACGACGGCAGATATGCTGGTCATGCAACTACAGGCAATCGAATCTGCAGGCTACTACGCCATGTGGTACACGAGCAAATATTGGGCGCAGAATCTCTATCGGTGCCGACCGGACCTGAAGAACTATGATCTATGGCTTGCACAGTGGGATGTAGGCCGCCCTGACCTACCGTGCGGGATGTGGCAGTACACAAACTACGGCGCACAGTATGGTGCCGGCATCGAGCGGAGCGATCTCAATGTCTCGTATGTCGATTATCCCGATGTAATCAAGCGGGCTGGCCTCAACGGCTGGCCGAAGATGAAAGGAAAAAACATGATGCTAAAAGATAAACACGTGGTGATCTGCTTTAAGAATGACGGCGATCTGTCAAACGCCTTGGCACTTTTCAACGCACTAAACGGCCTATGCAAAACCCTTGACCTTAGACGCGGAGACCCGGACAACGCGACGAAGTACGTCATTCAGGTCGGTGGTGCGACGGTTGCCCATGCGGACAAGGTACTGTCCGGGAAAGACCGTCGTGCGGTGGCGGTAGAAGTTGGAAAATTCATTGTGGAGGTGACAAAATGACGAACAAACAGTATGACGTATGCAAGCTGGTAATTCAGATTGCCTTCCCAGCGATTATCGCTTGCATCGGAGCAATCGGACAAGCCGTAGCATGGCCATACACGGAAATCACCATGACTATCCTCGGTGCGATTACAGCGTGCGCTGGGACGATTCTCAAGGGCGTACATGACACGTACATGGAAGACAAAATCGTGCTGACGAATTACGATGCGGAAGAACATTAAATAAAGAAGAGGCCGCCCAAATAGGGCGGTCTTTTTTTGTGCAAAAAATCGCGTGACTTATCGTGAGGATTTCAGAAGAAACGTTGAAATATACACATTTAATTGCGATTAAATCGCTTGAAAAGTGTTGACAGCATATAGCGAACGCGCTATAATATATACAGAAAGGAGGTGATGAATTGATAGAGATAATAACAATGATCGCCACAATCATCGGAACGCTGGCAAACGTAATAACGATGATAGTGACGATCAGAGAACAAAAACGAGGGGAATAATCCCCTCGCCCCCTCTGGGGGGCGTATTGTAAGTATACCCATAAAGGAGGAAATATGAAAGAATTACAGCTGATTGTGAGCATCTGCTCTCTTATAACGTCGATCGCCACCCTTGTTATTGTATGGAGAGGATACTATGGCAAAAACAAGTGATGCACAAAAGCGGGCGATAGAGGAATACCGTAAGCGCAACAGAGAGAAAACACGCATAGACGGTTATAGGAGAACGGCAAGACTTTTCATCCGTAGCCATGCCACAGAAGAAGATCTTCAAGAGCTGGAAAAGTTAATCAAAGAACGGCGAAAAATGATAGATGAAAGCGCGGAATAATACCCCGATTACGCTATGGTTTTTGTCCCCATTTTGTCCCCAGTAGGTTGTGAAAGTGGGGACAAATACCGTGAACAAATGTTCGCAATGAGCCTTAGAAATGGCTAAAAATCAACATTTTAAGGTGATTTCGCCAGATCGAAAAAATCGCAAAAAATTTCTGGGGGACAAGGGGTCGCAGGTTCAAATCCTGTCACTCCGAATAGATATGATGGAAACGTTGAGATTTAGCTGTTTCTAAAACGGATGATGCGAAATTGATACGGAAAAAGGAAAGGGACGGTTTTTTAGCCGTCTCTTTTTGCGTCATTATTATTCAGATATGTTAAAGCGCGTACAATACTGTTTGAATGCAACTAAAAATAGTTGCAAATTTCTTTATAGAGTGCTACGCTCAACAAAAGGAGAGCGCTATGACGAAAAAAGACAAGCTTATGCAGAGGATAAAAGCGAAGCCAAAAGATTTTACCTATGAAGAATTAAAGAGCCTTTTATCCTATTTAGGCTATGAAGAACGAAACAAAGGAAAAACTAGCGGCTCTCGTGTTGCATATTATAAAGAGAATTTTCCAACGCTGATTCTCCACAAGCCGCATGGAAGGAAAGAATTGCTTACGTATCAGATAAAAGTCATTTTAGAGGCATTAGGAGAAATGGGGGAACTTGATGGATAA